ATCCTCTCCAATGGCCTCGTAAGTATCCTGAGCAATATATGGATCATATTTGATTATTATTTTAGTGTCATTCCACTCCACTGATCCATATATTTCTTCACATGTCTCTAAATCCATCTCATACCTCTTTTTCATGCTGCCTGCTCGGCAGTTAATTTGTTAAATAGTTCTTTCAAACGCATAGCCATAATTTACACAGTCATAAGCTGCCATATAACATGCAAGATTATGATCTCCTCCATCTCTTATCAAGGCGTTTAAAAAGGTTCTAGACAATTTCTCTAAATCATCTTGTATCTTGCCATATACTTCTTCCAAATGACTGCAATCACTCCAATCAGACCACTTCCCACCATTGATTCGATTGTTTTCTTGCACAGCTTCTACCATTTCTAAAAAAGTAGTCATTTTATACTCCTATTGTTTGTTTATTTTACCGCAAGGTCACTGCTACAACGTGCTGAGATTGGCTACTCAGATGCCACGGAGACTACTCACTTGCTATACTACTTACTATATCATACGATACAATATCATGCAACACTAATCTATTTCTTTTGCAAAAAGAAAAACATAAATGATTGCATATCAACATGATATGTTATTCATCTGAAAATAATTGAAAAAATGTCTTGACAAGTTTTTGAACGTAGCTAAAATAGGGGGTATACAATCAGTCTTGAGCACGCGAGAGGTGCCAACCCGAGCCGCTGCCCGCGAAGTAGGGTTTTGCTAACATAAACATATAAATATATATACATATGCCTAATCATCTACCTAAATCTAGACTCGGAGACAAAGCTACTAGACCTAAACCAGGCATCCCCATCCTTAAAGAAGATATCTTACAACTGGTTATAGAAGAGCATGGTAACTTGTCTAAAGTAGCTGATAGACTAGGCACTACTCGTACTTGTGTACGTAATAGGTGTAAGGCTGACCCTGAGCTAACAGAAGCATTGGACGAAGCAAGAGAACGTAAGCTGGATAGGTTAGAGGATTCTGTTTGGAGACGGGCAGAAGAATCTAATGATACAGGTTTACAATGTTTCATTCTCAAAACACAAGGCAGGCATCGAGGTTATGACCAAGATGATATGCGAAATGCTGCTAAGGATATAGCTACAGCGGCATTTGACTTCATAGTTAACAAGTCTAAGAATCCAGCCGAACCTACCAAATAACCTTCACACATATCTGTAAGAGCACTTCTATGGTAACCTATCAGGTACTTGGTGACTAGATACTTGGTTACTATCCCCAGGGTCCCATACAATCAAATATATTCTAATGATTTCAAAGAGGGTGACGACCTTAAGTAGTACCGGTTATATTTATATATTTACTCATCCCCTCTCACACCTAAACCTAACATCCCACCTATTATAAAAACCCATTTACTCTTACATATCCAATATCTGCAAAAAAAATTTTTCCAAAAATACTGTGCAGAAAAAAATCTTTCCAGAAAATCTGAGATGATGTTAACTGTGTATAAATTTGGTGAGATTGTGGAGGAGATGTTATGTCAAGATTCATACGGGATGTATATGGATCATGGTATGTGATGGACAAGCTCACGCGTATTGCAGTAGAGGTTTGTTTAGACAACACATGGGGTATAGTGGGGTATATGGAGTCATCTACTGCTATTTATATATCTACAGGGCATCAGACTAGCGACGATGCACAGCAGTTGTTGGATAGTATATGTATGAAGTGAGTGTACATGTTGAATGAAGAAGAGTATTTGATGTTGGGTGAGAAGATATGTGATCTGATGGCTGATAGGGACACTCGTGGATGTATGGTATGTTTATCTTGTTTGTTAGTGGATATATGTGTTGAGTATGGCTACAATAAAGATGTTTTTATGCATAGTATGAGTATCACTTGGGATGTACAGAGTTCGAATAAAATATATAAAATATAGAAGGATAGTATGGAAATGGATAGCAGAATGTGTGAGATTGATGTAGGACAAGAACTTAATGAGCTGATGGACAGGTATGAGGAAGAGGAAGGTTTTCTGAAGAGGACAGAAGAGATAGCTTTTTCTAACCACATGCAAGCTATGAAAAAGTATTTAGAGATATATAATAGGAGGACTGATGTTGCTCTGAAGATACGGAATTTAAAAGATAAAGTCACTGGAGTACTAAGACAGAGCATAGGTGAGGAGAGTGAAGATGAAGATAACTGATGAGGAAAAGAATAAAAAGATCCATGAAGTAGTTGAAAAGCTAGCTCATATCGTGTTCGGTTCAGATGAGGACACATGTATGACATCTTTATGTTGTATGTTGATTAATACAGGTATGTTATGTGGCTATGATAAAGATACCTTCATGAGAAAAATAGGGATAAGCTGGGATTACTACCAAACCAATAAATGTTTAGATGTGGAATACTGACAAGGAAAACTATGGATAACGAATGTGAGAATAATTCGACAGAATATGAAAAACAGCTGAAGCCGCTGTATCATGAACTGACGGAACCATTAACAAAATATCCTCTTGATGCACGAGCAGAGGTTCTAGGACATTTATTGATATCCCAATTGGTACTCGTAGGTTATGACAAGAATCAGTTTATCGCTCAGGTAAGCGAAGGATGGGATGAATATGAAAAATTATATCAACAGATGAAATAGGAACATTTCTATGGTAGATACTGTAACGAATGTAAATTTATTGATACGAATGATAAGACAATTATGTGAATCACATTCAATCAGAGAATGCGCCATAGCATTAACATGGACACTTGTAGAGGTATGTGAGCAAACGGAATGTAGCAAAGAGGATATGCATGTGATGTTAGAAGAGGTGTACAATACACGCAATAAACGAATATCTAGGCAATAGAACATGAGGGATAGTGAGATCATCAATGAAATAAAACATTCTCTACAAGATATTGACTACAGTACCTGTATATCTATACTATCTGCCGTCCTTATACATGTAGGTAAACACAAACTCCCTAAACAAACCTTTTTGAATGTAAGTATTAATTCATATCAGCAATATGATACACGGGAATATGTGCCTGATTAGTAAGAAACAGCTTTTCCAAACATCCCTGCTCTTTTCTTATCTCCTGATTTGGTAGAATTTGTTTTAGGTGTAAGACTCTTCGGTTTGGGTGATTTGGTTTGCTTATTACCTGTTACAAATCTCGATTCTGCACTAGATTTACTCATAAAATACCCCTTGTTTTCTTAACTTTTAACATGTACCATAAATTTGTGTAAATAGGAATATAGAACGATGCAAGACACCATGTCTGAACTCATTGATCAAGCTCACAGGATGCTGGTGAGCAAAAATAAGAATGAACAGGATCTGATTTATAGGATAGCCAACCTTCATAAAGATTCCCGCCTGGCTATCATAATGGCTTACCGGAATTATATATTGCGAGACTCTATACTGACCAAGCCTTCTTACCAATCCACTCTATGGTGTAAAAATTGCCATGAGATATACTTGGAATGTATGTGTATAGAACAACCTGATATCACTGAGCAATATGTTTAGCCTTAGAACCATAGGATATATTCTACTCATACTCTCACTAATGATATTGTCATCTTCATGTTTTTATGCACAATACACAGCGGCAAAAAGATTCTTGCCTGGTTTGACTTTTTATGAATATCTTCTGCTAGAAGATAAGATAAGGATCTCTCCATGAATTTTCCAGTATCAAAAAATGTCACAGATGAAGACCCTATATTTTTGCCATGTAAAAAATGTGGCAAAATATCCACTATGTATATTGAAAACATGATTACTGGAGCAAAAACTCCTATAGATATATGTAATAATTGTCTTGTATATAGTCCAATGCTTGGCAATTGTGTCCCTATAACGACTGAGCAAGTGACAAATTTATCTTTGGATGAGTTGTCGAAAGCTTTGCAAGACAATGAGAATACAATTATTGCACAGATGTCAGATAAATATATAACGAATTCTTAGGAGTACAATGTCTGAACTTAATCCAATGCCTGATCCTCAAAATCCTAATGACCCAATGTATCAATTTATAGATACACAACCCCCTTCTGC